TCTGGCTTCCGCGCTTTGATGGTTGCTGGCGTTCCTATTTATCCTGATCCGTACTGCCCTGAAGGAACGGTTTACTTCCTGAACAGCAACTACCTGTCGCTCTATATCCATGAGCAGGGTTCGTTTGTCTTTACAGGTTTTGAATCGACACTTCCTAACTGGCAGATTGGTTATGTTGGTGCTGTGCTGATGATCGCTGAACTGGTCAACACTAAGCCCAAATCCATGACCAAGGTGACAGGCTATAACTCTCTCACACTGTAAGGAGAAATAGTCATGTCTAGTAAAATTCTCGTAGCTGGTTCAGCAACTAACGCTGCTGGTGCATTTCTTCAGGCTTATGCCTTGGGTAACGCAACGGCAACTATTCCTGCTGGTGATTACTACATTGCTCCAACTGGTAACGTCACTATTGAACTGAATACAAACACTACTGGCAATATCAGTAATGCTTCGTATGCAGTTGTAGTTGCCAATAATACTGGTGGCTACTTCATCTCTGATGGCGTAAACATTCGCGCTAATGTTCTTTCTGGAACTCCGACCATTACTCTGTTCCAAGTGAATCAGGGTCAAGCGGTTAGTGAGACTTACGCATAAGGGGCTAACATGAATGCTAACCATGTAGGTTCGTTGTTCCCTAATGGGTTTGGTAATTTTGCACTTGGTCGTACCGTAACAGTTAGTGTCGGTTCGGTAGCCAATGCTGTTGTCCAAATCCCTATCGTGGGAGCAAGTTCATACATTGTTCGCAGGATTACGGTAGCTAATGCAAGCAAGTCGATTGCAACTGCAAATGTGACTGTTACTACATCTAACGATGGTAATGTTTCAAATGCAGTTGCATCCCTTACAACGCTTAGCAACGTAACTAGCACTTCTACGTATCAAGATTTAACTCTTGCTGCTGGTGCTGCTACTACTGTTTACTCGTCGGGTTCGTTGTACGTCAACGTACCTGTTGCTGTATCTGGTGGAACTTGCGACATTGTAGTTTACGGAGATGTGGTAACTCTATGACAACTGTATATGTGACTAACAAGTGGGAAAAAACACTTGTCGATGAATATGCGTATAAACCATATACGTTCCCTGTGAACGAATCTGTTGAAATACCTATAGAAATTGCCCGTCACATATTTGGTTATGGTTCTGAAAACAAGGAACCTTTTTTGGCTAGACTCGGTTTTGCTAAAACAATGAATGACATTCCTAGCGGTTTAGACATTCTTGCAAAATTTAGTATTACCGAATCTAAGCCAGTACAGGATCGCTCCTTATCCCCGGCGATTGACCAAGTACCCCCGCCTATCCCATTACGGGGGGTGGGGAGAAAAGTCGAACAAGCCGCTTAATTATGGCAATTAAATGGCAACTTTATCCGGTTACATCACGGAAGTTCGTAGGCTGCTGCACGATGCCAACGGAAACTTTTATTCTGACTCTGAGCTAACGGACTACATTAATGAAGCCCGTAAGCAAACAGTCAGGGATACTGGTTGCCTAAGAAAAATCCAAGTATCACAAACTCCAATGTCACCTGTAGCGGGTGGAGCAAATCCGGTTATTTGGACTGCTGGCGCAACTGTCGCTTTAAATGATTATGTATTTTCAAATATCTTTATCTATAAAGTAACTGTAGCTGGTATTTTGGGAGATACAGCGCCTCCTTACCCGGCAGCAAATTACTCGTATCCCCCAACAACACCGTTTGCTAACGGAACCGCTAAGTTGCAATATGCTGGCAATTGCGAAAAACTACCGTATGCAGCGTTCCCTGATAGCATAAATACGATTGATATTCTAAATATCAACCTCTATTGGGGAAATAGTCGTATTCCTTTACAGTATTTGCCTTGGACTCAGTTTAATGCTCAACTACGTTATTGGCAAAACTACATAGGTAGGCCAGTAGCGTTCAGTGTTTATGGGCAAAAAACAGCGTTTTTAGGCCCTGTACCAGATCAAGCTTATACGATTGAAATGGATACGGTTGTGTTACCAGAAGACCTTGTTTCTGGTTCTGAGGTTGATGTTATCGGTGAGCCATACACAACGCCTGTTGCTTTCTACGCTGCACATAAAGCGAAGTTTAAAGAGCAGAGCTATGGCGAATCTGAAATCTATAAGCAGCAATACATACAAGAAGTTCGCAGTGTTCTTGCAACGACAATGACACGGCGCATTCCTAACCCTTATGGCAGCGCATATTAATTATGGCTGCGGCTGAACAAAAAAAATCATACAAAGTTATTAAACAATTTCGTGGCGTGAACACGAAAGCGAACCGTACCGCCCTAGAAGATGGTGAGTTTTCATGGCTAGAAAATGCCATGCCCATTGGATACGCAAATATTAAAACAGTAGCGGGAGAAAAAAATACTGCGGTGACGTTTGGTAATGTAGTTACAGCATTACTTTCTGCAAACATTAACAATAAAGACTATCAACTTGGATTTCAGCAGGATGGTCGTTGTGAGTATGTTGACGTTGAGACAAATACAAAAGGAAATGTTGCCGTTGCTGGCACGTTTTCTAACTCAGGAATAAACATAACGCAGTATAAGGATGAGCGCGTTTTAATTGGCGATCCTACTAATGGCGTTTACAGTTGGGATGGAACTAACCTTGTATCTATCGGTTCTGTTGGATTCATAGGAATTACCAATAAAGGTAATGCGTACACAACTACGCCCTCTATTGTTATTTCTGCGCCTAATGAGACAGGTGGCATACAGGCTCAAGCAGAAGTAATACTGACAGCAAATGCAGTTACTGGAATTGCTATTACTGAAGCTGGTACTGGTTACACAACCTCTCCAACAGTCACCATATCTGGTGGTGGTGGAACAAATGCAGCGGCAATTGCTGGTGTTACTACGTTTAAGACGGGAACCGTTACTGTATTCGTAACAAACGGTGGAACTGGCTACACAAATGCGTCTAATACTGTAGTTACTATTAGTGGCGGTGGTGGGAATAATGCTGCTGGTACAGCTATTTTGGCGGGTGGTCAGCTAAGCCAAGTAATTATGACCAACAATGGTACTGGATACACTAACGCATCCAATATCACTGTAACAATCAGCGGTGGTGGAGGCTCAAATGCAGCCGCTAGAGCGATTATTAACATCAATCCTGTTACTGGTATCCAGACGTTCTCAGGACGCGCTTGGGTGGCTCAAGGTCGCTCTGTAAACTATTCGGCAGCAGGTTCATATTCTGATTTTGTTAGCTTGTCTTCTGGCGTATTTACAATTACAGATGCAACCCTGCGAAGCAATATCACTCAGTTGCTTTCTGCTAACAACTTTTTGTATATTTTTGGTGAAGACAGTATTAACGTGTTCTCAGACGTTCGGGTAACGGATGCTGGTATTACATTATTTACAAATACCAACATTAGTGCCTCTGTGGGATCGCGTTTGCAGTACGCAATATTCCCGTATTTTCGTTCTGTATTATTTATGAACGAATATGGTGTTTATGCGCTGGTTGGTTCTACAACATCTAAGATTTCTGATCCGCTTGACGGGGTATTCCCTGATATAGACTTCACCACAGCAAGAGTTACGGCTGGTCAGGTATTGTTAAATAACATATTATGTGCCGCATTTAATATAAGATATAACGATTCGGGAACAAACCGTTATGTACAGGCAATTTTCTTTGAAAAGAAGTGGTTTTTTTCTAATCAAAATAATCTTATCCTAGTATCTTCTATTGCTACAGGCGGTAGGATTAAGTTGTTTGGCACAAACGGTAGTAATTTTGTCGAGTTGTATGGCGATGCTACTGTGCCAGTAGATATTATTTTAGAAACCGCATTGGACGCTATGGGCGATCCTATTAGGGATAAGCAAGCATTAAAAATAGGTATTGAAGCCACATTAGGATCAACACCTACCACCATGAATGCTTATGTAGATTCAGAGGCGGCACAATCTCCAGTTATTACGTTTGATAATACTGTTAATTGGACGAATTATTTAGGTAATGAAATAGGTTGGACAA